TTGTACCCAACCAGGTGTTCCATCAGATGATTTACTCTTACCAAACCAGTCACGAAGAGAATTATCTCCAGACTTATTTGCTTCTCCGAATACATCTTTATATGTTGGTGGCATTTTAGACATTTCTCCCATAGCCATTTTGTTTGCAGTTTTATGCATCACCTCTTTGGAATGATTTCCATAGAGTTTACTCCACCTTTTCTTGCCCTTCATCATACCCCTAATGTATTTCTTAGCGGTGCCATTAACAGCAGGTGGAACATCTGATGCGAAACCTTGTGACATATCAACCGCCTACAACTTGAATTTCTTCAACGACGATTGCTTGACCAGTTGCAGCAATACTTACACAACGCTTGATTACTGCTTGAGGTCCGCTGTAAGCATAGGTGTAATCAGCAGATGCAGCAGAGGAATCAATATCAGTGCTAATAGAATTAGGAGTTACTGCAGTAACTTTCTTACCTGCTGTTCCTGCTGATAAGAAAGCAGCATTGATTGCAGGAGATGTACTAGCATCTTCTACAGCAATGAAGTCATCTACTGAGAATGGATGTGTGTTGCTAACTTCACCAAGGTTTGTACCAAGTTGATAATCTGCAGTCGAATCATCTACGCCTTTTACAATTCTTGCTTGACCAGGTTTGCCACCCTTGAGCAAAAGTGCCTGATCTTGAATCAAGGTGATTGCAGGACCACCATTGAATGAAACTGTTGCATCGCCTGCAGTCGCAACTACGCGATAATATCCAGTCTGTACAACTTGATACTCGGTAGCATCAGCAGCAACTGCATTGGTGCTTAAAACATTTAATACTGTCATGTCGTGTTAGTTCGTGTCCGTATTATTTATCTCCTTTTGCTTCTTTAACATCTTCTGTAAGTCCGCAGTACTGCCAATAAACATCGTGTTATTAACAGTAGACGGGCTCGACTTTTTATCTTCTGCATCTAAATCCTTCATTTTCTTTTGTAAGTCAATGAGTTTGTCAGCAGTATCTGCTACATGTTTAATAAGTTGACCTGCAACTTCATAAGCACGAGGATGATCTGACGCTCGTGCCACATCAAGTATTCCATCTACTGCTTCCTGACCTTTCATTACTAGGTTATGAAGTTGAGCACGAGAATACTCATAATCCTGCTTCACATCAGGAGTATCTGTCTTTTTTAAAGTAGGTTTTACTTGTTCGATATGCTTTTGGAGATCCGAAGGTTCGGCTCCAAATGCATCATTAAGACCTTCAAAGGGATTTGCCATAGTTAAATTGCCTCATCAGCACCACTAACAGGATTACGTTTCTTATTATCAGTAAAGTCTTCATCGACAACACCGAATCCAAAGTCATCATCAGCATCTGCTGAGACAGGATCTGGTTGAATAGTATAACGTACTTCTCTAGGTGCAGTAGAAGTATTGGTATCTGTATAGTAATCGGTAATGACCTTTTTGATGGTCTTCGCATCGGTAACAGGACCATAAAGGTATGTCTTACAAGTAAATTGAAGAGTATAAATTACTGCTCTACGAGTTTGAAAATCACCCTCATACTGATCGTCATAATCTACATTAGTCAATACTACAGGAACATCCTTTACTTCATTTACTTCAGGAAGAACCTTCACTGACAGATTATAGTGAGGTTGAAATACTGGTAAAATTTGTTCTAGAATCTGCAATCCATCTTCTTGATTCTTGGACATGATTGCCAATTCAAAAGAAAGATTGTATGGGACTGGCATGAAAACATTTTTGTTTTCATCCGTATCTTTTGCATACTTAATTTTTTGAGTAGGTGATACTTTCCTAGCAGGGTCATATTGAATGCCATTAATCTCAAATGAGATTCTAGGAAGAGTGATCTGCACTCTTTTGTTTGTAGGATCTGGAGTTGCATCCAAACGTGCTAAAAACTTTTGTTTTGGTCCATACGCAAGGGGCACTTTCATCACACCATCGCTACGCTGGAGTTCAATATTATTGAACATCGTACCAAACGCTACGATAGTCTTTCTAAAAATCTCGTGATATGAATATGTGCCTAACATCAGATTGTAGTATCAGTAGTGGACCCAACAGAACCGAAAGGATTCCCTTCAGTGAAATCTAAGATATCGTCGTCAGCAGTTTCAAAACTATAGTTCTGGTCAATGCTATCAGCGGTATTAGTATTATTTAGAGTGTTATAAGATTCGGGACTCCAGAGAGCACCTGATGTCAATCCCTTAATTGTTTCTGAAGTATTGAAGGTTCCTGTCCTATTAATGACTTGGAGTTCTCTTGCAGAACTATTCCAGGACTTGACTTCTGCTCTAGAGTCTTTGGGTGAGTAATCAATTGTGACAATAGGAACACTAGTATAGCCTGTGCCGCCAGATGTGATAGTAGCACCAGTGACAATACCAGAACTAGAAATCGTAGCAGTCGCTGTAGCACCACTTCCACCACCTCCTGTGATTGTGATTGTTGGTGGTAAAGCAGATTTATAATACTCCCCACCATCTGTAATTGTGATTGCGTCTACTGCCCCTGAATCAATCGTTGCAGTTGCTGCGGCACGATAAAGGTCGCCAACGATCTCTTCACCAACTGTAAAGTCGCCAGAGCCGCCAGCATCCATAACCAATTTGATAGAATTGGCGAAGGCAGTTTCGATAGCGTCGATTTCTGCAACACCAGTATCGAGGTCTTCGTCTGCATAAACGAAGAGTTCACATTGACATTCCCAGACATAACCTTTACCTAATTGATAGAATGGTCTTTCTGCTTCAACAAATTGAATTTCAAACAAATGTTTTGTTGTTGGAAACCAAATAAGATCACCCTCATTAGGACGACCCTCCACATTTAATACTGCATTATCATCCACTTTCTCTGTAAATTTTGCACGAGAAAAGATAAACGTAGTCTTGTCTTCGATCCTGACACCAAACTTACTTAGAAGTTCACCCTGACCTTCCCATCCATCTACATTATTGACATACGCCCTAATGGCAAGTGCCTGTGTAAAGTTGCTGTTTTCTACTTCACCTAAAATTGTATCTCTATTTACATAAGTTCTAGGTAGATAATAGATATCCTGACCATAGAGTTCAATACTCTCAATGATCAGATTACCCATGAACATCTGTTCTTGGGAAGAACCATTTAGATTCAGTCGGCAACTACTTGTATAGTCTGACTGAATGCAATTTTCTGCGGGATCGTTTCTATAAGTCATATCAACCGATTAAATCCATTGGAGGTAGTTCGTACATGGAGCGAAGTGATTCTTCTTGGTCCTTCTTAAACTGACTAGCATCTTCAAGAATCTGACGACCATTAAGAGTCACACCACCAAGCATTTGAATGCCATCATACTTACTAAGATTGCGACCCCATTGCTGCTGGAACAATGCTTCTACGTAATCTTTCAACCAGGAATCATTATACATCCCAGTATAAGTATCAGGGTCTTGACGCATTTGGGTTTCAACCATAATGAAGTCCCCTGCCTGCAATTCTTTCCAATCAAAATCTAGATAAAGTCTACCTTGGTGTTCATTGAAACGAACTCTACGATTCATTGAGGAATTTGTAACCCAATCAAGTGTCTCAAGATACTGAGATGTCATAAAATAATGTAGAATTTGTCCATGGGTCATTCCATAGATATCATTCAAGAAAATCTGGTATTTAATATTAAACATATTACCAGGAGTTACACTAGAAGCACCGATCTGACTATAAACATGATTGACAGCTAGTACACCAGGAGGAAGAGAAACAAACTCTTGCCCCTCATACCAAGCAGTTGATCCCATTTGTGCAGCATTCTGAGCAGCAGTTTTAATTGCCTCAGTCACTTCAATTTTAATGAATGCTTTGTAACTTCCATTGTAATGAAACTCTTGATAGTAATCAATCGCCTCTTCAACTAGGTCATCCAGTTGCTCATCGCACACGTTGATGTCGATGGCAGGAAAACCTAATCTACGAAGAGCATAATTTTTTAACTCTGTTTTAGTAGCGGGTCTAGTAGCGGACATTGGTTAATTAACTCCAGGTAGAAATTGCTGCTCTCTTCCAGGTGTCGGTAGCAACACAGATGTAAATATAGTCGGCATCGTAACGAATATCACCTGCGGTGCCAGTTGCTGTTGCACTGGCGGGTGCAGCACCCTCTAATGTAACTTCACCAGAAACATTACCATCTACATTACCAGTGACATCACCTGTAAGATCACCAGTAACATTACCAGTAACATCACCCGTCAGATCACCTGTAACATCACCTGAGAGATTTCCCAGAATTTTAGCGGTTGCTCTGTCAAACTTAAATCCAGGGTTGGTAGTAATCGCGTTAGTACCAGACTGATTGAATACTGTTGCAACAAAGACTTCTACAGCAGACCCAGAACTTGAACTGCTGACTGAAGTAGCATTACCAGTTACGTTACCAGTCAAGTTACCAGTGACATTACCAGTAAATCCAGTGTTCGCGGTAATTGTAGTACCTGTGATTGCTGCTGGTGTAGTGCCACCGATAATACCATCTAGATTACCTGTAACGTTACCCGTTACATTTCCAGTCAGATTACCAGTAACATTACCTGTCACATTGCCCGTAAGAGCACCAGTGACATCGCCAGTCACGTCTCCAGTTACATCACCTGTAAGATCACCAGAGAATCCAGTATTTGCAGTAATTGTAGTACCAGTTACTGCTGCTGGTGTAGTGCCACCAACAATACCATCAAGATTGCCAGTGACATTACCAGTAACATTGCCTGTAACGTTACCTGTAAGACCACCAGTTACATCTCCAGTTACATCACCTGTAAGATCACCTGTAACTCCTCCATTTGCGGTGAGAGCACCAGTAAATGTAGAGGTATTTGTAACAGCAAAAGTACCACCAACCGAAGCATTAGTAGTGACGGTTAGATTACCTCCAACCCCAGAGTTACCAGAAACATCTGCATTATCAGAATAAACATTACTCCATCTGACCAATGCACTACCCAGTGTATGTGAACTATCTGCAGCAGGCAGAATGTTCAGAGCAGTTGAGTTTGCAACCAGGTTACCAGTTACGTTTCCAGTAACATTGCCAGTTACGTTTCCACTGAATCCAGTGTTCGCTGTAATCGTAGTACCAGTTACTGCCGCTGGAGTAGTACCACCAACGATACCATCAACATTACCCGTAACGTTACCTGTTACATTACCCGTGACATTACCTGTTACATCACCAGTAAGGTCTCCTGCAACACCACCATTTGCTGTAATTTCACCAGTGAATGTGGAAGTACTAGATACTGCGAGAGTGCTGGATAAAGTTGTAGCAGCAGTAATACCCAGAGTACCAGTTACCGCAAGGTTTCCACCAACAGAAGCGTTGTTGGTAATCGTAGCAGCATCAGCAAAAAGATTTGCCCATCTTGCACCAGTAACACCAAGATCGTGTGTACTATCAGTATCTGGAATCAGTTCTTTAGTTTCGGTAGAAGCAGCAACCAAATTACCAGTTACATTACCCGTCAAGTTACCAGTGACGTTACCAGTAACTCCACCATTTGCTGTAATCAAACCAGTGAATGTAGATGTGCTACCAACACTCAAAGTGCTAGCAGTTGCAACAGCACCCGTTGTTCCATTAACTGTGAATGTATTAGTATCAACTGCAATGCCACCATTGGCGTTTAGAAGACCTGTGAGGGTGCTAATACCAGTTACACCTAGTGTTCCACCAATTGTAGTGTTACTAGTCACTCCTAGCGTGCTACTGAGCGTTGTGGCACTAGTAACTGCAAGGGTAGAACTTAGAGTTGTTGCGCCTGTAACACCCAGAGTTGTACCAATTGTCGCTGCTCCAGAGATTGTTGCTGTTGCCATCGTGATGACGTTAGCAGCAAAGTCACCAGATGCATCGCGAATTACAACTGTATTTGCAGTAGCAGCAACTGCAGTTGTCAGACCATCGAGCAAGTCTGCATTCAGATTTGAGACCTTAGTTGTAGAAGCAACTACAAAGGGTGCAGATCCTGTAGCAACATTAGAAGTAATTTGACCATCAACTACTAAGGTGCCATCAATGTTGGCATTTGCATCAACATCAAGAGATGTTCCAGCACCAGTAAGATTCAGACTACCAGCACGAAGAGCACTATCAGTTCCAGAAACAACTTCTGATGAGTTAGTTGCACTTGTTAGGAATACGAATTCGCTGGTGGATCTGTCGTATCCGAAGAAACCAATTTTCGCAGAGCCGTCGTAATAACGGAATTCAACACCACGATCTTTAGCGTCGTTAGACGATGGTGCTGTGTCACCACCCAGAGTAATAATAGGGTCGTCGAGAGTTGTTGTCGTAGAGTTAACAGTAGTGGTTGTTCCATTGACGGTCAGATTTCCAGTAATAGTAACGTCAGACTCAGCAGTTACATCACCACCGATGTCTAGAGTGCCACGAATATCAGTATTGCCAGTTGCAGAAACTACCTGGAACTTATTAGCACCACCACTACCTGCTAAAATATTAATGTTAGAAAGGAATGTGGCAACACCACCTTGTTGGAGTGTTCCTGAAATGTCAGCATTATTATTAAGGTCTAGGGCACCTGTAAGTTCGGTAGTACCATAGATTCTTGCATTAGTGCCAACTGCCAGGTTCTTAGCGATACCAATACCACCAGTGAGACGAATCGCACCATCAGCACCATATGATCCAGTAAGAGTTTGATCGGTAGCATCACTGAAAGTAGCAACATTAGTCACGCTCAGTGTGTCATCGATCTCTGTAGCACCCTCAACATTTAGAGTACCTTTAATGTCAGTATTTCCGTTGTCAGCATCAACACCAAACTTCTCAACCGCAGAACCATTTCTGATGGAGAAGACTTCGTTAGCAGCATCAACAATCAGAGAGTCATTGATAGTTGTCTGACCTTGGACAACCAATGTACCATCAGTTGCAATGTTACCTGAAGAAGAGGCAACGGTCATCTTATCCGTACTACCACTTCTAACAGCAAAGTTGGCATCAACATCAACGGTGTTATTAAACTCGGTTGTGCCAGTAACTGTTAGTTGAGCACCGAATGTAACATTGTCATCAACATTAAGAGTTGAATTTAACTCAGTGTGACCATCAGCAGTTAGGGTGCCTTCAATATTTGTATTACCTGAGGCAGCAGTAACAAAGAACTTATCAGTTGTGCCGTTTCTAACAGCAAAGTCTGCATCAACATCGACTACACCATTAACATTTAAAGTTCCTTCAATTAAGGTGTTACCAGTATCAGTATCAACTGTAAACTTATCGACGGCAGAACCATTTTGAATCTTAAAGTCTTCAGTAGCAGCATTGATAATTACACTATCTTGAATAGTAACTTCACCCTCAACATTGAGAGTGCCTTCAATATCAGTGTTACCAGATGCACCTAGGACAGAGAACTTGACTGTATCGGAATTGACTTTC